GTGGATTATTGCAGAACGGCAATTCGAACGTAACTATAACAGCAAATGGAAACGTTACACTAAATGCAGTTGGTGGAGCAAGAATCACTGCTACTTCAACTGGCGCTAACGTAACTGGTACATTGGGTGTGTCGGGGAACTTAACTGCTGGTAACTTGATTGGTCCCCATGCAAATGGCAACTCGAATGTCAATATGCCAGCAGCTAACGGCAATATCAACATGTCTGTTGCCGGTAACGCTAACGTTCTTGTTGTCACTGGCACAGGTGTGTTTGCTACTCCTAGATCGGGTCCCGGATTAACCGTATATGCGGTATCAGGCACACACTCGACCACAATAGCAGATTCGGGGAACACAACCTATAGCGCGGGATATCTTGAGATACCACAGTCTGGTGCCGCTGCCAAAACTGCCAACTACACCGCAGTACTAGCAGACAGCGGAAAAAGCATCATTATGAATGGATCAAATTTATTTGCAACTATTCCTGCAAATGCGTCAGTTGCATTTAATATCGGCACTACCTTAACTTTCATTAACATTAATGCATCTAATTTAACACTGAGTATCACCACAGACACTCTTAGATTAGCAGGGTCATCGTCGACTGGAAATAGAATATTAATACAGTATGGGCTAGCTACTGCGGTTAAAGTGACAACTACGTCGTGGATTGTTGGGGGCACGGGGCTGACATAATGTCAAGTTCTGTTGCAGTGTTATTAACTTTTTCGGCCCGCGCCACGATACCTATTGAGTATCTATTAGTTGGTGGTGGTGGCGCCGGCGGCGGAACAAACTCTAATATGGGTGCCGGCGGCGGCGGCGGCGGCCAAGTTAAACTTAGCACAACTATGGTTGCCGCAGGCATTACATATGTTGTTACTGTTGGGGGAGGGGGAACCGGAGTAGCTAATGTTGCTGTAGCTGCTAATGGCACAAGTTCATCTGCATTCGCAGATTCTTCCTTAGGGGGCAGCGGCGGCGGCGGCGGGTCTAGTTTCGGCCAGGTTAACAATGGCGGCGGCGCCCTCGGAGGCGGCGGTGGCGGATCGGGCGGGTTTAGTAGCACTAATACCAGCGGTGGCGTTTCTTCTGTTGGCGCGGGCTCCGGCGGTGGCGGCAGAAGTTCTACTTCTGATGCTAACATTCAATGCGGCGGCGGCGGTGGCGGATCGTCCGGGAATGGTTCTGCTGCTGACGGCATTAATAGTGCCGGCAACGGCGGTTCGGGAACAACCGATGACATAACCGGAACTTCAACTGTATACGGCGGCGGCGGCGGAGGCGGCAAACGCACCAACGCCACCGGCACCGCCGGTACGGGTGGTACCGGCGGCGGCGGTGCCGGTGGCAAGTTCGCTGCGGGATCACCAGGCACTACTAATACCGGTGGCGGTGGTGGCGGAGGCGGCTTCGACGCCATCATCGCCGGTGGTTCTGGCGGCTCAGGTATAGTCGTGATCCGTTCAACTACTGCCGCCGCCTCGACTACGGGGTCGCCTACCATTACTACTGTGGGGGCGGATACAGTGTACCAATTTACCGGATCAGGTTCAATAACGTGGTGATAAGATGGCGCATTTTGCAGAACTAAACGAAAATAATGTTGTTATTAGGGTAATTGTGGTTAATGATATTGAATTGCTAGAAAACGGAATTGAAATAGAACAAAAAGGCATAGATTTTTGTAAAATGTTATTTGGGAGTCAGACGGTTTGGATTCAAACTAGTTATAATCATAACTTCAGAAATGTTTTTGCTGGTCCAAATTTCGTATACCTGCCTGAATTAGATGTATTTGTCCTACCTAAACCATTCAACAGTTGGGTTTTAAATGTTAGCACGTTGAACTGGGATCCGCCTGTGCCATTACCAGATGACCAAAATAATTATTGGTGGAACGAAGAGAATTGTCAATGGGAAAGTTATACATAGTCATGTATATATTCAGTCTTATTAGTGACGGAAAAAGCATTCGATGCCATAAGCGATCAACTCACTGTAATCGGTCATCTCTGTACACAGGTGTTCTCTGTTCTAGCTCAAAAGACAAAACTACGCAGTGATACCATGATTAACTATATTAAACGTGCCCCCGCCCCCTCACCATAGACTTCGGGGCGGCAGAACTACTGTCTTTGCTGCAACGTCGAATACGCTTATGAGTGACCCTGCACTTTACGTATGTCCAAAATTATAAAAATAACATAAATATATTAGAGTTAGGAAAATTCGACAGCATCATCTTTGACACTCGGCAAAACATAAACAGGAAACAACAATTATGTCATCATATGTATATACAGCAAGTTCAGCAGTAGCGACATCAGGCAATATCGCCACAGACAAGATTAGAATCGCGACAACGAGTGCTATTCAATATACAACAAGTTTTCCTAACGTAGCTTTAACTGGCACAGTAACTTGTGCCACCAACAGTAACACCGTTACTGGTTCAGGAACATCATTTACTACTCAACTTGACGTTGGTAGCTGGATAGGAAACACAGCAGGAACTACAGTTGGTATCGTAGCATCGATAGCTAATAATACAAGTTTAGCGTTAACTGCAAATGCCGCAGTTGCGATTTCAGGTGCTACTGCTAGATACAATCCATACGGGGTGCCGTATACTATCGCAAATGCGAATAGTACAATCATTCCTGCGAATACCGTAGAGAATAATATCATTGTGGGTCAAGGCAACATTGTTTCGTTCGTTGAAGTTACCGGCGTTACTTCATCACCTTTTTCTATTACTGAATTAGGCATGCCACATGCAAATACTGGCACTGAGTAGGGCTGCGATAGTACTATATCTTTGTTGGTCACCTAAAATATCACCTTTAGTATAAATAACAGTGCTTACTATTGCAGTGTGGAAGTCGTTCACATTGTATCAACGTGAGTTTACGCGCTACCCGGCGTGTATGGCATAGAACGCCACTTAGGAGAAACCAAATGGGTCGTCCACTAAAAATCGCAAAGGCTCAAGCAGTCATAACCATCACTGCTACTGCTGCTGCAACAGACATCGTAACAACATCAGCAAACTTTACTAATCTCGGCATCATTGCCGGTATGCCATTTGTAACTGCAACTAATGTCGGCGGATTAGTCGCCGGTACACTCTACTGGATTCTTGAAGTAGTAAACGCTGGTTCAAATAGCACATTTACTGTTTCTGCTACCCCACTAAATGCTAATCCAACATCAGCCAAAGTTGATTTGTCAACTACTTCGGCGCAAACTATTGCAACGACGGTTGCACCGGTTGACATGTACTTCAACAATCCAAATGGTCCTGAATGGCCAGCAACAAATGCAAACACGTATTCAGTAGTCGGGGGCAATACTGCTCTCTATGGTAAACAAGTACTTTGTAATGTTGCATTGGGTCAAACTGGTACTGGCACGCTTTATGCTTCAGACGGTAGCAATGTCGTCGGTGGACTAGGAACTGATTTGGCAAACATCGGCGCTGCCAGTGTAATACAATATATTGCATCTGACGGCACCCCAACTACATTAGGATATGTTGATACTGCTACAGGCGTGACTACTGTTGCAGTAGCTAATACACAAAACACAGGAAACATCATCGGTACTTCGGGTAATGCACAAACATTATATGTAAATCTTCCGGTAGCATTCAGTGCTAACTTAGGTGGTTTAGTAGCTAATACTACATATTTTGTTAAGGCAATCGCTAACGCATCTGCATTCACTGTTTCGACAACCGTTGCTGGTGATGAAGTTGATCTATCCAATGCTACAGGTACTCCCAACGCAACACAAGACACAACACTCTTAACTGCTAACGCAACAGCTAATATCGCCGGCGCAGCATTTGTATATGCTACCCCTGAAGCAGGATATATTGTCCGTCAAAAGGGCAAGCAGAAGTATCTTGTTCAAGGCAGTACATCAGGTCTAGTTGGGCAATGCTACACTGCAAACGTTGCAAATACCGCGATGCTTCCGGGCCAAATGACTATCACTGCAACGTATGCAAATAGCTCAACTGTTAAGGTTCAAAGTTTGAGTGATCACACTGCCGAGTTGTTTACTGCAACCTCTGGGCCAGTAGCAACTGGAAATATTGTATTGCAGAATGCTAATCCGGCATTTGCGTCATTCAACAGTGCTGTTGCGGCTGACGGAAACGTTGCAAATGCACAGCCTTATCCGATAGTAACTATCGGCAACGCATAAGGAAATAAAAAATGGCCCAGCCTTCTAGCATTACTAAAATGAAGCAGACTGAGACCGAGGTCGCGATCCTTCAGGTACAATATAGAAACATCGAAGAAAAAGTCGATGAATTGAAAAATGATCTGAAGGATTTGCGAACTCACCTAGATACCCATGCTGAATCTACTCAAGCTCTTATCAAAGAGTTTCAGGCAACTAACTCGGCTGCTCATCAAACATTAGAAACTAAAATTTCTACATTAGAAAAGTGGAGATGGATGTTGATGGGAGCAGGGGTGTTAGCAGGTTCTGCTGGATTTCCCTTAATTCAAAATTTGTTTGGATAACTACTTAGTAAGAGAATTTAGTTTTTCGATTACGATATCAATATTAACTGTAGAAAATAGTCCTGGGTGCAATGGTTTAGGGTAATTACCCTCTTGCACCCAGGCATACCCCACATGTTCATTGTTTAACAATGGAATGAATTCTTCGGTGACTTGACAGAAAAATGTATGATATGTAAACGTATTGATCACGAATTTCTGTATAGGAATTAATTTTAAATCTGGATCAAAGAATCCCATCTCTTCGACACATTCACGTTCTATTCCCTCATATAGAGTTTCGTCTTTATTGATTCCGCCACCAGGGATACTCCAAGTTGGGCTTTTGGAGTCTGATCTCAATAGATAAAGATAGCGTTTTGTTGAGGTACTATAAAAGAACACTCCGGCAGCGGAATTCACGTTGGATCATCTCTTTTTATCAAATAACTACGCTCCAATCACCTTGAGCTACAAAGCCGTCATATGATTTGACCCATAATCCTTCAGAAGGAACAAATCTATACTGCACGTTTGTGGTCAAGTTCGTTACGAATTGAACCGTATTGTCAGTCATGCTATCAAATACTACTTCCCATGTAGCCAACGATGCATTATATTCAATAATATCGTTTGCATTTGCGACAAGGGATCCCCAAGCGACCGATGAATCTCCGTCATTGCCGATATCTTCCACGATCAGGTATCTTTTACCCGGAGTAGGTCCAGGTAACCCTGCATTAGGCCCAGTAATCTGTGGATTGATCACACTATCGACAGGTAGTAATGTATTTTGGGGTAGAGTATCCGAATCTATGTTAAAGATCAAGAATCGATCATCTAATGGATCAGGTACAATTGTTCCTACAATGTCATTTTCTAGATAAGGATTCTGTAACCAAATTTGAGATACTCCGGGTTTGATTGCACCGTATACGTTTAGTAAACTAGACCAATATAACGACGTTGGTGGATTTTCTGGTTGTGCTAATGATTCGTTGGGAGGATTGAACGCTGAATCAGCTGGTAACAATTGCAATGAATTGCCGATTAATAATACATTATATCCATATGGCGTAATCTTTTGTCTCGTACCAAGCAATAGATCATCGTCCTGAATGTCGTCGAGTGCATTACCCCTGAAAATAGACGCAATAACTTTTTGTATAACACCCATCTTTTTAAGTTTGGCAGAAGTTGTGATCCAGATAGGCATATAGAACTTCCAAGACATAACATCTATTGGATTTCCGGTGCCTTGCGGAATACTTCTACTAGAGAAAGTCAATCCATTCTGATACACTACCGATAATGAAGTCCAGTCTACAAAGTTATCGGTGCTTTGAATTTCTAGTGCAGGATTGAACAATACACCTAATTGTTCGATAATCTCTAGTTTCTGATTGTAATTTGTAGTCCAAAAATCTACCGTAATGCTTAGTTTGTATGGAACAGGCATTAACCGTTCAACAGTGAATGCTTGTCCTTGCGTCTGTTCATACGTTTGAGTCTCTTGATTGAATGCACGTTGTCTAATCTGCATCTTATCAACAAAGAACGGTTCTTGGGTTCTGCTCTGCTCATAGTCTAATCCGCTAATATAGTAGGTAATTATAGGTGCAGATGGCAAGTTACTTGCACTATTGTTTGCAATGATAGTTGCTGCTTGACGGCTAGAGTCTCCGTACATGATAGGGACACGAACTAGTATATCATTTCCGTTTGGATCTTTGCCTTTGGTAACATACCAATTGGAAAAAATTTTACCAAATTGAATTAGAAACCTGCGTATCTGATTATCATAATGGTACTGTGCCATATTATACTCTTGGTGGAAGAACTGGTTTTGGTGGTTGTAGTATAGACGATAGCGGTTGCGCTTCCGATACAAACGTGTCGCTGTTATTTAGATAGATTTGAGCTTGGTCATTAATAAAGCTCGACTTCAGTGACTTGTCGTTTAAGCCATATCCAGTTTCGGTTCTTACATTTTCTGAAATTCTTACCCAAAGAACTCCGTCCCACCGATATAAAATCTGCGGCATGTAGTCAATTCGTAAGAAGTAGTCACCTACTTGTGGATTTTGGGGAAATGATATTCCCGCACCAGTTGGATAACCATTTGGAGCTTGCCCATCACCAGTCAAGTAACCAGTTAGATATCCAAATGACCTTGGACTTTGTCGAGCGATAAATTGATATCTAGGATCGCAGTCTGCACGATAATCCATAGTGTCTGGACCGTACGGTTGTGTTCCGGTAAAGCCAGGCAATTCTGGATTCTGATCAGCGGTAGCGTATGTGTTGTCAGCAGTGCCGTATGGCCCGGTAACTATTCCCAATGAATGAACCGAAAGCATTTTAGTAGTCTCTACTGAGCCAGATCCGCTGTCTGTCATCTCTGGTCGTTCTTCGACTATTTGTAAACTTGCTTGAACAAACTTGTCGATCTTATCTGATATATGATCGCTGTCAACCGTCATATCCCAGATACTATTGAGTGCTTCTTTAGAAATTTTAATTCCTGCGCTTGGGTTTTTATACTTAGGATTACGCATGAACACAACCGTTCCTGTAGGAACAGTTGTTCCCGGAGCACTAATTATGATATTGATAGGGGGAGCAGGCTGATTTATTTTTCCTGAAGGAATGCCATTTGCCTGAAATTCTCCATATGTTGGAACCACATATAATTTGCTTACGTCATACCCAGATTTTGGTACGAGGCGAGCAGCTTCCTGTAGCGCCGCATCATTGATTGAAATGTTCGTATTGTATGCTGACAGGATATCAGAAAGACTTCCGTTGTCAATAGGTCTCCAATATTCAGTATTAGGAGGATTGAGTCCGGAGGGAACATCTTTGATCGATTCATAAATCTTATCACCATATGCGATAGTGTATCCGGGTGGATAAGTTTTGTCTTTGTCCCAATCACCAAGGTAATTATCTTGTTCGATTGGTTCTTTGAGGATATCAGCAAACTCTTGCGAGTTAACGAGAGGCTCACACTTGATACGCCATAGATGCGGATACCAAGTGTTCGAGAACCCTTCACTCGCATAGTTTGAATCAGTTATCTGATAGAACCTTTTCAATGCAGTGGGTATGGTTTCTTTGAGCGGATTATAATCTAGTAAGTGCGGTAGTTCTAGTACGTCACCGACCATAAGTTTCCTACCTATGATGTCAAGCATGTCATTGTAGTGTACGGTGACAAAAATGATATCATTGTTTAGGAACAACCCGAACTGGCTTAGGTCAAAATCAAGATTCTGAACGGAATAATGTCCACGCAAGCGATAGATGTTCTTGTCGTACACTCTATCTCTATTCTCTAAAAAGAGAAGGTCCTGAATGTTAGTAGGGTTAAGCACATCATACTCGGGCTGGGTATAATCGATGGATGCCTGCCCTGTTTGCGGTCCTGCATACTTATGAATGTACAAGTCTGTACCACCCACAGTAAATTGCTCTGATATCGTTCGGTCGAAGAATCGATAATCATTTTGCTTATTAGGACGGTATAATGAAAGTTTAGGAATTTTGGGCCTCCAATCTAACAGAACAATTTTTATGCCATCTACCAAACATTTCTTGTTATATTATTTATCGCAAGAAAAAGGTTGACAATGGTTATGCATGTTGTTATATTGAATCATAAACAAACAAACGGCGGTACAATGCTTGATCATCAAGCTGAGATGTGGGCGGTTCTTTGTGAACCACCCGAGCAGTTCAACGACCTGATAAGCCATTTCGATACGGTAGAATTCAAGAAAAAGTTCAACAGAACTTCGTTTACTTGGAATACCATTGACCCAGACGTGGTGATATGCAAGTTTCGTATCGCATGTATCGAATATGCAGTTGCTAGCGCAAGAAAAGTACAACCAACTATTCTACCTGATTACTGGCAAACAATAGAAGATGCATGTCAACAGGTCATCGATGCCTTGAATGGTAATGGTGATTTGGATGCTGCTTATGCTGCTACCGATGCTGCTTATGCTGCTGCTGATGCTGCTGCCGATGCTGCTGATGCTGCTGTTAATGCTGCTCGTGCTGCTGCTAATGCTGCTCGTGCTGCTGCTGATGCTGCTGTTAATGCTGCTCGTGCTGCTGCTAATGCTGCTCGTGCTGCTGCTTATGCTGCTCGTGCTGCTGCTTATGCTGCTTATGCTGCTGCTAATGCTGCTCGTGCTGCTGCTTATGCTGCTGATGCTGCTGCTCGTGCTGCTGCTGATGCTGCTCGTGCTGCTGCTGCTGATGCTGCTGCTTATGCTGCTAATGATGCTCGTGCTGCTGCTCGTGCAGACCTATCTGAAATCTTTATCAACATTATTTTGTCCGAATACGAAAATAAGTGTTGACATCAATTACCCGTTTTGCTATATTGAATTATAGAGATTGACTCAAAAGGCAGCAAACACATGATCACTCTTCGTGAAATCAACGACATGTTCCCGGGTGAACTCAGGGGTTCGGTCTATTCGGACCTGCATAAGGATGCTTACGGATATCGTCCCCGCGACATCGCCTGCGAATTTGCTGATATGGCGGATTTCGACCGTGCTTGGGCACGTGCGGAAGCTGATTTGTATTCTGAAATGGATCGCAACATTCGTGAGCAGCACGAAGCGCGGGAACAGTTCGAGAAGCGTGTTGCGGAAATTCTGATGATCATGCCTCGTGCTAGTAAGGCTGATGTTATCCGCATCATGATGCAAGCGCAAAACATTTCGGAAGAAGATGTGACCCATTACGGTCTCGAATACGCCGACCACGAATTCGGTTTGAAGTATGGCACTCTTGCCAAGATGATGGAGGTCTGATATGAATAAGCATCGGCTGGTTACGATCAAAGGTCTGTATTATCGCGGGTTTGAGATCGATGGTCAACTCTATGTTGTTATGGTCCCTCTCGGTAAGCACGGGGATCGTATCAGGAGCTGACATTGTGCCGTCATACATGTATGATGTATAAGTAGAGTCGGAAAAGGAGACTAACATGGTTAATCGCGCTAAGAAAACAACCGTTCGCAAAGCGGCGCCGAAGTCAAGAACTCCTCGTAGACCGGGACTGGCAGCGGTCTCGTCCAACACTCTGGTAAAGGATTTGCGTCCTAAAGACCCCGACCTCACATATTACGGCACCGAACCTAATTTTTCTGATGGTCAGCCTGACCCAGAAAAGCGGACGATTGCGTTGAACCTGGCATATAACTGGTACTCGCATTTCTATGGTCCTAAAGAAGCCAAAGATTTCTTGATCCAATATGTTGACGCGAATGATCCAGCTAAGGCTAAGATTATTCGTCGCGCCCCCGATAATCAAATGATTCCAACCCACGGCTTCACTGCCCGTATGGCAGTTCGTGGACTAGAACTCAACGAGCGTGAACTTGACCGCGTTAATAAACAAGTTGACAAGCTAGTCAATATTGTTACTGCTCAAGAACAGAAAGCAAAAGTGCTTTCCTTCAAGAAAGTTGATCGTCCCGATATTCAAGAAATTATGCGTGAAAAGGCAGACGAGGCAGGCAGCGAGGTCGAAGCTATCTGGGACGAATACCTCATCGCAGACAAGCCCAAAGATTTCTCGGTCACTCGCCGAGTTCTTGGTGAGCTACAATCTCGCAACATTCTGCCACAACATCTTTCTCCGATGATCCGTCGTTGGGAACGGCTGCGTGACGAATATGTCGAAGTGCAGGCTGGCAAGTGCGAGCAGCTTGTCGAAGCATATTCGAATTATTCGAAGATGCAACTTCGGAACGCGATCAAGTTGGTCGAAGAAATTATTGCCGAATTCAACGGGTACTCTTCGCTCAAGAAAGCTGCCAAGAAGGTTCGTGTCAAGAAGCCAGTTCCTGTCGAACGTACTGTAGCAAAGCTCAAGTTCTGTAGGTCGTTCACTGACGTTGCGCTCAAGCTGGAACTGATCAGTCTACATCCCACAAAGCTGCATAACTCGACTGAGGCTTTTGTATATGATACGCAGAAGCGTAAACTTATCTGGTTGGTTGCAGATGACTATAGTAAGTGTCTGTTTGTCAAGGGCAACACAGTGCTAGGATTTGATACGAAAAAGAGTATGAGTAAAACTATCCGTAAGCCCGGTGAGTTTTTGGCAGCGTTTAATAAGGCAAGTCGCCCTGCTGTTCGGAAAATGGTCGGGGACATCAAGTCTGTAGTTACAGTGCCGAATGGTAGATTTAATCAGAATATGGTAATTCTTAAAGTTTGGTAAGAGACCAAAATTGTTGACATTCAACTACTCACCGTGTAATATGTAGGTATATCAAAGGAAACATAATGACTATTAGCTTATCAAAATATGCCGACTTCGTTTTTGCAGTAGCATCGCTAGAGAGCAGGGACCTAACAGCATTCGTAGACCATCTTAAGGAGCTTGACAATACTACTAATGTCAATCTTCCGTTGCTTATTACTGCATCGACTGGGCTAGGTAGTGAAGGAGGAGAATTTCAGGAGATCGTCAAGAAAATTTTATTCCAGGGTAAGCCACTTAACGAAGAAAACATCTTCCATCTAAAGCGGGAACTAGGAGATATCATGTGGTATTGGATGAATGCTTGCAATGCACTCGGGCTCGATCCTAGCGATGTTATCACAGAGAACGTCAAGAAGCTGGAAGCACGATATCCGGGCGGCGTTTTTGATGTACATCAAAGCGAGAACCGCAAAGAAGGCGATCTATGAACAAGCTACTTATTATTGCATTGTGTCTGTCCAGCCTTTCGCTGGGACTTACTTTGGGTCGTTGGATGACTGTTGCAAATTTACAAACAGCCGCCATTGAACATAACGTTGCTCAGTATAATCCAAAAAATGGTGAATTCGAGTTCAAATATTGCGGGTCCCCACCCGCAACGATCTTGCCTAACTAAGAGTTGTCACATCATTTTTCGATAAATAAACATATCGAGGGAATGCTATGTCAACAAATATCTTATCAACGCCGACGAATTATAATTTAGAAGAACTCAAGGAAGCACTGTTCGAGAACATCAGGCTTCGTCTAGGCGGCGACATCATCGACCTAGAACTTGATCCTCAGCATTATGAAGCAGCGTATAATTATGCGATCAAAGTCTATCGTCAACGCGCTGAGAATGCAGTACAAGAGTCGTACACATTATTGACAGTTATTAAGAATGTGGACACGTACACGCTTCCTAGTGACTTTATCAACGTGCGCGCATTGTTTAGACGAACAGTCGGACTTGAGACCGGGCCATCGTCAACCTCGTTTGACCCGTTCTCAAGTGCTATTCTTAACACCTATCTGTTGAACTACAACTATACAGGTGGTATGGCAACATACGACTTTTATGCAGGGTATGTAGAATTAGCTGCTAGAATGTTCGGTGGCTATCTTACCTATACATTTGATCCAGTCACTAAGGTTCTACGTATCACCCGTGATTTCAAGGGTACCGGCGAGAGAATTCTTATTTGGGCAGACATTCAGCGCCCGGAAGCTGTTCTTATTCAAGATCCTGGCGCAGGTGTTTGGATTGCTGACTTTATCATTGCAATCTTGAAGGGCATTATCGGTGAAGCTCGTGAAAAGTTTGGTAGTATTGCAGGGCCTGGCGGCGGAACCACATTGAACGGTACTGCAATGAAAGCCGAATCTAAAGCGGCACAAGAACAACTATTGCTTGACCTCAAGAATTATGTGGACCTATCAATGCCCTTGACCTGGGTGCAAGGTTGATTTAACTTGGATATACGGGTAACGGACTAAATACAAGTATGAAACACATACTTGTAGATATACTAAAGGCAGATATTACCCGTAATAAATCAGCAACTAAAATGCTGAAAAACACCCACCCAAAACTTTGGGCTGATATATTAAAGGCTACCTCTTTCTTGCCAGACGATGCCAAACCCAAACAGCGGGTTTGGCACATAATCAACGACCGTTATTCTATTGAGATATGTCCTGTAACTAAAGAACCTCTAAGATGGAACGAAAAGGATTACCGAAGATTCTCATCAGTTGAAGCAAAAAACACTGCTATTGGTGAAATCGTTAGTAAAGCAACAACCGGGAAGCACTGGCGACAGAAGGATCCCAAAAAGTCCAAAAAAGCGAATACAAAGTTCTCTGAGGGCTTTCGTGCTGGCAAACACAAACCATGGGAAGACCGCAACAGAGACTACGAAGCAAGTCTTGCTGCGGCTAAGTTAACTTGGATGGAAAAGTATGGAGTAGACAATCCATCTAAACATCCTTCTATAAAACAAAAACTGTCGGACAAAAACAAAGAGTGGCAGGCACTGAATCCAAAAGACAGAACTCTTATGGAAGAATATTACATTGCGGTTAGGCTAATCACCAACAAAAACTGGTACGAACATTTCTATACCATCAACCCTGAGCGACTACAAAGAAGCAGGGACCTGCATCTTGATCATATATACAGCATAGCAGAAGGGTTTGTCAACAATATCCCTCCCGAAATCATCGGGCATTGGACCAATCTAAGGTTGTTACCGAAGTTAGAAAACTCAAGTAAGGGTGCAGGTTGTCACAAAACTAAAGAACAACTCTATGAAGACTACAACAAAGAGGTACAAGGTTAATATGTCCGACGAAAAACAAACTATCTTCAATCTCATTGAATCCCTCAACAAGAAGATCGCTGCTAGGACAATGACTCCAGAAGAAATCGCAGACATGCGAGACGAAATCAAAAGTCTCCAAATGGATGTGCTTTTAGGTGATGTTTTTTAACGATTTAGGTTGACATCATTCACCCGTTTTGCTATATTAAGTTATAGACAGAAGCAAGGAAAAGCTCAATGGGCATTCGTGAACTTCAATCGCGTAAAAATGCTGCACTGCAAGAATATCATCGTATTTGTGCAGAGTGTGATGCTGAGATCCTATCTATCCGCCGTCAACGTGATCCTGCTTATGATCATAAGCAACGGGAAAAGTGGCAAAAAGGCTGGGAAGGCTATCACGATTTTGGTCGTGACGCCCGGCGTACTCGCTAACAACGGTTGACAACTTTAAACTTAAAGGAGAATGACATGTTAGTAGGCATCACGGGTCTGATAGGATCGGGTAAGGACACAGCCGCAGACTGTCTCTGTACTGTCCATGGCTTCAAGCGCATGAGTTTTGCTGGCACGTTGAAAGACGCTATTTCAGTGGTGTTTGGGTGGGACAGAGAACTTCTTGAAGGTACGACTAGCCTTAGTCGCGTCTGGCGAGAGCAAGTTGATGAATGGTGGGCCAATCGTCTTGGAATTCCTAATCTTACCCCACGATATATCCTACAGCAATGGGGCACTGAAGTAGGTCGCAAGGGTTTTCATATGGATATTTGGGTTGCGTCAGTCGAAAACCAATTGCGGCGCCGCCTCAATGACGATATTGTTATTACGGATTGCAGATTTCCGAATGAATTAGCTGCGATCAAGAATGCCGGCGGGGTAACGATGAGAATACAACGCGGTCCCGATCCAGAATGGTATCCTTATGCCGAACTATACAACAGGACTGGAAGTATAGAGTACCTAGAGAAGCTAGAATACTATAACGTACACGAGAGTGAGTATAGCAGCATAGGACTATCACATGACTTCTATGTAACAAATAACAAAACTGTAGCCGAATTACATAAACAACTAGAAGCTATTGTGCTTAATAGTCAATTGTAATATTTTATGTATGCCAGTCTACTACCAAATCTCCTCTTTTCCATTTGACCTCTCGACGTTTTATAACTTCGACGCAATTGAGGCATATAGTTTTGAGGTTAGACACTGAGTTGTTGGTTAAGTTCCCGTCTATATAATACACTGTCATTTGGCTTGCATAAGCACTTTTGAATCCACAGCAATCGCATGTGGATTTTTTTTTATAGCCAGACTGTCCCCATTTATTTGGCAAAGTTTTTTTATTAGGTTCTTTTTTCCCACACCTATGACAATGGGTGCGATAATGCACTATGCCGTTTTTTGTATAATTTATGGCACAGGCATTTTTGTTACATTTTTTACAAAATGGTCTTTGGCTCACGTACTATTTAGTAAAATCTCTTCGAAGGCGCACCTGTGCCGACTTTTTAATATCTTTTGCTAAATAATTATTAGAATCTTAGTACAGTACTAGGGTAGGTGGTAAACCTTAGAATATTACAAAAGGAAAAAGAATATGGCATTAGTTTCACCGGGCGTCGAGGTAACGATCATTGATCAATCCCAGTATCTCCCTGCACCCACAAATTCAATACCCTTCGTTGTGTTAGCAACAGCAACGAATAAAGCAGACCCTAATGGGGTAGGCATCGCACCGGCGACAACTCCTGCTAACGCTGGCAAGTTGTACAGAGTTACTAGTCAGCGTGACCTGACTACTTTATACGGAAATCCATTTTTTTATACTACTTCGAACGGTACGTCGATTCAAGGGTATGAATTAAATGAATACGGGCTTCTTGCAGCATATTCGGCATTAGGTGCATCTAATACTATTTACTGCTTAAGAGCAGATGTTGACCTTGCTTCACTTGTTGGATCAACTGGTCGCCCTTCTGGTAATCCAGCTGATGGAACCTATTGGTTAGACACTACTCAAACTGCATGGGGCATTTATGAATTCGACGCGACGACTGGCAAGTTCAATGTAGTGACGCCTATCGTAATTACCGATTCTGCTCTAATTTCAAGCAACGCGCCGTTGCAAAGCGTAGGTCAAATTGGTGATTATGCAGTAATCGCTATTCCTAGTTATGCGGCACCTAGTGCTCCTGCCGCTCGTCAGTATTTTTATAAAAATAACTCTAACACTTGGGTAGTTTTAGGAAGCAGTTCATGGTTGAACTCATGGCCAACTATTCAAGGTACACAAGCTAACCCAACACTCACTGCGGGCGATAACTTTGTTATCAGCATTAACGGTGATGTTGATATCTCTATCACGGTTGCTTCATCCCCCAATAACACTGTAGCAAACATTGCAACACAAATCAATGCGTTGGGTTATACTTATGTCAGCGCAGAAGTAGTAAGTGGTAAATTAAATATCTATTCACAACAAACTGCTGGCGCAAGTCCATCATCAACGACACCACTCTCGTTGACTATTACAGCAGATGTCGATCCTACTGACACTGTACTGGCTGATCTAGGAATCGCTGCTGGTACTTATTATCAACCCGGATTCACATATGGTACATCTGCACAACAGCCTTTGTGGCAAGCAGGACAAACTTATGCTCGCCCAACTGGTTCAGTTTGGCTAAAGGTCGGCAACGCTGGCAACGGACTCGATCCGATAATCTCTCAGTGGGACAATCTTTCTTCTGTTTGGGTTCCAGTAGCAGTAAATGTTGCTGATAGCGATTGGGCAGTTACAGCAGCAATCGATTCTACTGGCGGACAGAATATCAACGCCGGAACAGTGTATGCTCAGTATGCATACGATGGACAGACTCAAGGACCTGTTTATTATTGGGAACGACTTTTAGAAGGGCCGACGACTGTTACCGGAACTAATACGTCTCCTACATTTACAGCAGGACCATATGTGTCAAAGGTTCAAGTGTCGGTTCCAGGAAGCTCATCGTTAAGTGCTGAGTATACATTGACTGTTCCAGACAACGCGACTGCGACTGGGTTTGTGACTGCTTGGTCTGCTGCCGGCATTCCTTATACGACTGCATCAGTCACCGACACCGGCGCTATCGCAATTACCCACACTGAAGGCGGGGTGATCATTATCAACGATTACATCGATGGGGTAAGCAATGGCTTAAGTGCTGCGATTGGATTAGTCATCAATACTACTACGGGTGTCAAGTATGGTCCGTTCGCTACGGGAACGTTTACTCCTACTGCTACTTCGGTAAATGCGGGTCCCGGTACCGGCCTTGAATTGAACGTGATTAACGACTATCAACTATATTACGTAGACCCAGACACATTCGTGAATCCGGGTTCTGGTTATACTGTTGGCAATCTGGTAACTTTCTCAGGAACTCAGTTTGGTGGCACTACTCCAGCTAATGATCTAGTAGTAGAAGTTACTTCAGTCGATCCGGGTGGATTTGTGACTGGAATAACATATATCTCTGGATCTCCTCCTGCTACGTATTCGACTCAATTGTCAAACTGGGTAGAGTTTGATATGACTGCTAATGAGGGTGCTATAGTTGAAGCCCCAGCAGATGATACTAATTGGTTCTATTCAGTAATCGATGAAGTTGATATCATGGTCAATACCGCAAGTGGTTGGAGAGGATATAAGATATCTAACTACGACAACAGCGGTTTCCCTATTCCTACAGGTGTCAACGCTACTGATCCAGCAGGACCATTAGTAAGTCCAACTGCACCTACTGTACAGTCAGATGGTACTGCTTTAGTTCCGGGTGACATTTGGATCGACACAAGTGATCTAGATAACTATCCGATTATCAACCGCTGGCAAGTTGTTGATGGAACTGCTACTTGGGTACTAATCAATAATTCAGATCAGACAAGTTCAACTGGCGTGTTGTTCGCTGACGCACGATGGGCAACTAGCGGCACGGTAAATCCATCAAGCGACCCTATCCCAAGCATCATAAGCTTACTATCTAGCAACTATCTCGACCTTGATGCTCCTGAAAGCTCGCTATACCCAGTCGGTATGTTATTGTTCAACACCCGACGTTCTGGCTATAACGTAAAGAAATTTAAAGCAAATTACTTTAACAATGATAATTTCCCCGGCGAATCTCTTCCTACTGAAAAAGATGCATGGGTCAGTGATTCAGGACTACAAACAAACGGCGCCCCATATATGGGTCGTAAAGCACAACGTGCAATGGTAGTCAAGGCGATGAAAGCAGCGATTGATAGCAATACAGCAATACGTGACGAAGACAACTTCTTCAATCTGATCGCTGCACCTAACTATCCTGAACTACAACCAAATATGATCGTACTCAATGCAGATAGGGGCGAAACTGGATTTATCATCGGTGATACGCCAATGAGACTTCCAGATTCTGCAACCGCAATTCAAGCATGGGCAACTAACGCAGCTGACGCTTCTGAAACCGGCGAAGATGGTCTTGTTACTCGTAACTCTTATCTTGGATTGTTCTACCCTTCAGGTATTACAAATGATCTACAGGGTAATCAGGTTGTAGTTCCTCCATCACACATGATGATCAGAACTTTCTTGAGAAACGATGCGATTGCGTACCCTTGGTTCGCTCCGGCTGGTACTCGTCGTGGCACCATCGACAACGCAAGTAGTATCGGCTATATCAGCCCAACTACAGGTGAATTTATTTCTATCAAGACGAGAATTGGTATCCGTGACGTACTATATACTAACCAGATCAACCCAATCGTCTTCTTTACTGGCAATGGATTGTTAAATTACGGCAACAAGTCAAGCTTCAACTCACAGTCGGCTCTCGACAGAGTTAACGTAGCAAGACTCGTTGCGTATCTTCGTCGTCAGTTGACTATTGCAGCAAGACCTTTTGTATTTGAACCAAACGACGCCTATACAAGAAGCCAGATCAGTAGTGTTATACAGACTCTACTAGTTGATCTTGTCGCTAAGAGAGGGGTATACGACTATTTGGTGGTGTGTGACGAATCTAATAACACCCCAGCAAGAATCGATAGAAATGAACTCTGGGTAGATGTTGCGATTGAACCTGTCAAGGCAGTTGAATTCATCTACATTCCGGTTCGTATTTTCAACACGGGCGAAATCGGGAACCAAGCAGGATCAACAGGAATAGTATTGAATAACACATCGCAAATAAGTTAACCATTGATGAAGTGAGTGCCTAAATCACTCACTTCATTGATAAATACATTAAGACAACATACAATAGGAGATATAATATGGCCACAGCAAGCCAAAGTTTGTTCAACATGACCGTAGCATCTGATAATGCTGGCGGCAATCAAGGCCTGTTGATGCCGAAATTACAGTTCAGATTTAGAGTTAATTTCTTGAACTTTGGTATTGGCGCCGCTTCAGGTCTCAGTCTAACTAAGCAAGTCATGGAATGTGCAAGACCACAAGTTCAGTTCGATGAGGTCACATTGAACCTTTACAACTCAAGAATATATCTTGCGGGCAAGCATACTTGGCAGCCGCTAAGCGTCACCATCCGTGACGATGCATCTGGTACTGTTGCAGCAGCAGTTGGGCAACAGCTCCAGAAGCAACTTGACTTCGTTGAGCAGGCATCTGCTGCAACTGGTCAAGATTACAAGTTCCAAACTAACATCGAAATTCTCGACGGTGGTAACGGCGCCAATGCTCCGGTTGTACTTGAAACATGGGAACTATATGGTTGCTTTGTTCAACAAGTAAACTATCAAACTCTCAACTATGCGACTTCTGACGCTGTTCAGATTCAGTTAACACTTCGTTATGACAATGCAATTCAAGCGCCGCTTGGATCTGGTGTTGGTGCTAACGTTGGTCGTGTTCTTAGCGGTACAACTGGTTCTGCAACGGGCATCGGTGCTTCTCAGGGTGTCGGTCTCTAATTTTTAAATTTTAGGGGCACCAGATGTCAGGTAATTGGGGACAAATATTACAAAATAGCGTCGCTGGCTCTTTTGGGAGCGGCGACGCTTACCTCAGAGATTTTACTCACGCGTCAAAAACGTTTAGGTCAGATTCCTATGCGAACGCACCTAAACTAAAATTCCTATTTCATACTTACTTTAATATAAACCCAGCTGCAACTATTCCGTATACGCTGTCTAATTTAGGCACGTTAGACACCTCTACAAACTTTGGATTGTTGGTGAAAGAAGTTAAGCTTCCGTCATACACTTTTCAGACTCATACGATGAATCAGTATAATAGAAAAAGAATTATACAATCAAAAATCAAGTATGACTCAGTTGACATCAAATTTCACGACGACAATAAGAGCACGATGACTAAGTTATGGGAAGCATACTACACCTATTATTACAATGATGGTACTAGGTCTGGTGCTATGTTTGAGGGAGACAGGGGATCGTCCCCTAATGCTTATGATTCTTACAACCAAAGTAATCTATACAACGCATCTATAGCAGGTGATGAGAATTGGGGCTTTGCTGGCGGCCAGACTAATCAGGACAGTAAAACCCCAAGAAAAATTCCTTTCTTTAAGAATATTACTGTTTTCGGATTTAACCAGCATAGTTTTGTAGCATACACGTTAGTTAATCCAATCATAACTAATTTTAGCCATGACACTTATTCCTACGATATTGGCAACGGCATCATGGAAAATTCTATGACCATAGACTATGAAACAGTAGTATATAATTATGGAAACATCGACGGACAAGAACCAGAAAATATCGTAACTGGATTTGGAGATCCAGCTACGTATGACAGAGAACTCAGTCCTATTACTCCTCCAGGATCTAATTCGATGACATTGGGTAACGGTGGATTAGTATACGCTGATGGCGGATCACTCGAAAGCCCAATACAAGAAGAATACGCTACCAATATTCTAAACTCAGGTACCGCATATAATTCAGAAAAATTTCCGGGGTTGAATGTGTCTCATGACACTGGGTTGAACGTCATGCTCAGAGATTCAGAAAGAAATACTCCTACTAACAGAAATAGTCCATTCTCTTTTCCGTCTGCTGGGTCATCTCCGGGACCGCACGGCCTAGCGAATTCACCAGTGATAAACGCGTTAAGAAATCCTCCTCCGGTATTCAACGATCCGTTCTATAGTAACCCAAATTATGGCAGTACAACAGAGTTTATCGGAGATGTTGATCCGGCTTGGGAAGATGCATCTAATGATTTTGGCAATTTTCAGGAATTCGACGGCACTTCCTTAGCAGGCGAGCCTGATATATTCGGTAATGCATCTGACCCGTTTGACGACGTGTTCACTATTTAATCTAAGCATAAATATTAACATGACAATAACATCATTACAACAAGTCGACCAGACTATTCAAATCTTTGATAGCTTTTATAGTTTAAAGCTAGAAATTCCTGCTGCGGAATATGAAATCGTTTTCTCGTATTTTAAGGGAGTATCTGCTACTGAACAGATTGCGTCTAATTTAGCTAGCATATTATTTAGAATCGCTCAGCAAGGAAATTATAACGTACAAAATCTATTAGCAGCGATCAAAGGAGCCGATGACAAGCTGCAAATGAATAGCATCATCTGTTACTATCTGAATACGTACAAGTCAAAGGCTTCACTGTATGGCGTCGGCAACTTGCCTAAACCCAACGAAGCAGTACAACGTAACGTCGTCTTGTAAGAACAAAGTAGAGGAAATATGGCTAAGTGGGCGCAGGGGTTATATACTCCTAAACATCCTGAGAAATACATAGGAAAGCGGGCGCCACGATATCGCAGTTCTTGGGAATTGTCGATGATGATATTTCTTGACAGCAACGATAACATATTACATTGGGCAAGTGAAACTATAAAAATTCCATATAAACACCCACTCAGTGGCAAACCCACTATATATGTTCCAGATTTCTTTGTGGTATACCAAAACAAGCACGGGCGAACACTAGCAGAAATAGTAGAGATTAAACCAAAAAAGCAGAGTATTATTGAAAGTAAAGTAGCAAGTGCAAAAGATAGAATGATCGTGGCTATCAATCATGCCAAATGGACAGCCTGCGCCGCATACTGTAAGGCCAACGGCTTCTCTTTTCGTGTAATTACGGAAGATGATCTGTACCGTAATGGGCGCAAGTAGCTAAATACTTACATGAGCAACAAAAAACTAGAAGAATTATTTGATTTGGCATCATCAGAAGAGAATGACCTCACTATTCCATTGCCAGAAACAACCCGTGAAGTAACAGAAACCGCACTAAGCAATTTAGAAAAGATCGAAGCCGCGCTCCCTTTGGTACGAGATTTAGAAGAAGCGGATAACGAATTAGATGTTCTTGCAGAACTAGCAACCAACAGCTTTAAAGACCTGCAAGATTTGGGTTTACAAGTTGAAGCTAGGTTCTCTAGTGAAATATTCTCTGCTGCCGGAACAATGTTAGGGCATGCCATCACTGCTAAGACTGTAAAAATCAACAAGAAACTTAAGATACTTGATTTACAGCTTAAGAAAGCGCAACTCGATATGAAACTTGCTTCTAAGAACGAGGAAGTAGAGGCCACTCCATTAGGTGAAGGTAAATCACTAGATCGCAATGAGTTACTCAAGATGTTTACCTCTAAAAACGATGAATGATAACAATCGAAGTATGGAATCCTCGAACTGCAAATATGTTGTCAACAAGATAAATACTCAATAATACATTAGAGGTCACCTTAATGAAAAGCCTAAAGCATTACATTTTTGAATCTATACACACTTACAATTATCGCATTCGTGTGGTAGGTGACATAGACAATAATAAGTTGGATCTATTACACCACAACCTTCAGAAGTTCAGCCCTGTACGAATCAGTCAGCCCAAATCTACTCCTATTCAAAAAACAGTAGCAGGTTTTCCAGGTGTAGAAAACGAAAGAGTGACCTCGATTGATGCAGAGTTTCGCTATCCTGCAACAGAACCAATGGTAAGACAGCTTGCACAACTATTAGGCATTGATGAAAATTTGGTGAGAATGACTAGCACTGATTATGCAGACAGCCTGCAAACTGAAGCAGAAGGCTATGCTAACGAAGCTGATCACAGCCCAGTGCTAAACCACACTGAATTAGAAGAACAACCCGGAGCTAAAGAAGCATCAAAGGCATATGGCGATTCGTACCTAACAAGCATTAAAGATCAAAGGAAAGATTCAAAGATTGATATTCCTTATGCTGGCAAGACGACTCCCGATGCGTTTGATCCATTCAAGCCATACTTAGATGATAAGAAATTGGGAGACAAAAGCCCTATGACAAAAATTTCTAGGCCCGCAAAACCACAAACCGGTTCACGAGGTCATTAAAGGACATGAATATGAAAAACCTACTAAACAAAATGACCCAGTTAGAAGCATCAGCTCCTAAGGCGGCTCCTAAGAAAAAACTGCTCAAAGAATCAGCATCTGCTGGTATAAGACATGAGACTTCTCTTACCAACTTATTCAACCAACTACATGAAGCGATGGCGCCCGGTCAGAAGCCAATGCCCGTAGTTGGCAAGCAGGGCGACACTCAAAAAACTGGTGCAGGTTTCATAAACATTAACGATACTTCTCCGGCAGGTCAAGCTATGCAAAAAGCTTTAGGTGATCTAGCTGCACAAGGAAAAGCACAGATCGTAATGCCCGGTACATCGGGGCAAACACCAACCGCTGCTGGAAATCCCAATCAAGCGGGTGCAACTGGTCAACCTCAACAAGGTCAGATACAGATGAAAGAAAAGACTGAACAGCGTTATGAAGTGTTGCTCAACAACGGAAAGACCCAGCGTTTCGTAGCTGCAACTCCAGAAGAAGCTAAGAAGAAAGCTAGGAGCTTAAACGCAAAGAGTTTGATCAAAGTTACCAAAGACGGATTTCCTTTAGGTAAGGTTGACGAAGCAGACATTCCATCAACACAGGGAATCGATACTATGGGAGCTAACTTAGGCATGGGCCGACCAGAAAAGACTTATGAAAGTAAGGAAAGCAAAGAACACAAGTATGTAGTTTGCTATACTACTACTAAAGGTGACGAAAGAAAAATCACTATCACCGCACATAATATCGAAGATGCAACTAAGCAAGTTAAGAAGAAGTCCGGTTTTGATTCTCTTGATTCTATCAAAAAGATTAAGGAAGAAAAGGTTGAAGAAGGCACTAAGGGCGTCAATCCTTTTGCTAAGAAAGACATCAAGGCTTCAACTAAAGCACCAGCTAAAGGCAGCAAGCCAGACTTTCTTGATCTCGACAAAGATGGCGACAAGAAAGAACCAATGAAGAAGGCAGCAGCCGATAAGAAAAAGAAAGCAGTGAAAGAAAGCATGAGTCATAGAATGCAAGCGGCCCGCCTAGAGGGCAAAGCACACGGTCTCAAGGGCCACGCTCACAACGGTAAGCACTATGATGACATGGAAGAGAGCAGAGCGTATCATGAAGGCTACAAAGAAGGTCTTGATGAATGTTACGGCATGGATCCAATGATTGGTCTATCGAACCCTCGTATGCCCGTCTCTACCCGTGCTATGGCACAAAAATCACTAGAAAACACTCCGCTCGATGAGATGGAAGATCATGAGATTGAGGAGATGTTCTCTCCTGAATATGATATGCATAAGAAGAAAGATGACTTTCTAACGTTTCCAGAAGCTAAATCTCCGGCAATCCGTGATCTGTTAAATCGTGGTGAATCAGATTATGAGCTAGATAAACGTATCTCTTCCGGCCGCCAGCCTGATGTAACCTTTGCATTTGAAGCACTCGATAGACAATTGAATAGACTTCTCAGTGAAGATGAGACACCTGCGAAAGAGTCAGTGAAAGAAGGTCTTTCAGTCTCGATCTCAAAGGGGCAACAGAATGCTCCGGATTCAGTAACTATTACTGCACAAGACACTGAGGCAGATCAGCTACTCGCGCTTGTTAAACAAGCTGGTTTGGGTATCTTTGGCGGCGATGAGATAAGCAGTGAGTATGGTTCTCCTGAAATTGGTGGATCATCAGAAATGAATGCTTCCGGTGGTATCGAGGTAGTCGATGATCATGACGGGATGCTTGCATTGATGAAGAAACTGTCAGGTGTAGGTTCTGATGAAGATTACGCTGATGAAGAAGAAACTTGCAACGAAGAAACTTGCAACGAATGCGGGGGAATGATGGAAGCTGATCATAGTTGCGGTGGAAAAGAAGTGGTTGGCGAAGAAGAATCAGAAGACCAAATGGAATTGGAAGTTGCTGAAGATAATGCTCCTGACAGTGGTGCAGAAGATTCAGTAGCAGACGAAAAAGCAGAAGCAGCAGAAGATGAAGCACTTGCAACTGCAGGTTTAAAGGGCGGAACTTATACCGTTAATGAAGAAGATGACGAAGAAGACGATTTTTATGAGCCAGAAAAAATCACTGAATGGGCCAACGATGCTGGCAAGAATGGCACCGAAACTACATTTGAACAAGGAATAGAATTTATGACTAATACTATTTCAGGTGGACTGAACAAGAAAAAATCAACTGGACAGACTACTGTTCCCGTTGTTGCGAGTCAGAATGATCGCATATTCAATGAGGCGATCAACGAGATTAAGAGGCTCTCAGGACTCAATGAAGGTAAAAACTTCTTAAATGAAGACGATAACGGCGTCTCGACAATCTTAGCTAAAATCGTCAACGTACTCGGCGCCAAAGATCAAGTTCTTCCTTTATTAGCTGCTAGATTACGAGGTCAATCATCAACGGTGCATGAACAGCAACTCGACGAACGCCGAGGTGGAAAAGTCGATATGATTGTCGGTGCTATTCTCGGTTTAGCTATAGCTATTGGAGGAAATGCAGCACTCAAAATCGTCAACGCACTCGGCGGATCTGGTTACGTTCAGCCACATGACAGAGTGTGTGTTCCTACTGGATCGTCCGTTACAGGCGAACGCTACGACTATTATACATCTGATGAAATGCGTGAAAGTACTACTTCGTTGCTTAAGCGCATGAAAATGATTACTGAAGGATATGCCGGCAATGCTGCACTGGCTGTTATACAATTATTAGTCGACCTTGTTGCTATGATTGGTGCTGAAGAAAAATTCATCAACGCCGCTCAGTCGGCGAACGAAGAAGTACTCGCAGAAGGTGACCGCCGAAGCATTATCAAGGCATTGCTGGCTCTTATTTTTGCATTTGGGCTATCAGTAGCTGCTGGAGTCGCTGAACGGTTATCGGGTGGCAGCGGGGAGTTCGACATTCCGGCGTTCGGCCCAAACGGTGAAGTAGTCGGCATGAGATCGGGAAAAATTCATAGACCCGATGAATATTAGACCAACGAATATTAATTTCGACAAAATATAGAAATAGCCGGGTTACCCGGCTATTTTTTTGGCAAGCTGTTTGTTTCCAAAACGATAAATACATCATAACGAGAGAGTAACGGCTACCATGCAACGTAATATTGATTTCGGAACATTTCCAGACGATCCGGATGCGGATGCGATTAGAACAGCTTTTGAAAAAGCGCAACAAAACTTCACTGAATTGTATTCCAGTTTAGGAGCACAGACGGTTGCATCAGTCACGGGAGGCTCTGGCATTTCAGTCAACTCCCCGACCGGCAATATTATTGTTACAGCTAACATCGCGTGTGTTAGAGTATCTACCAGCACCCTTAGCATTGGTCAAGGATCAAACGGTGGACAAAATGCACTCATCACCTCTTCGTCTCAGATACTTGTTATCGATCTACCTAGTACAATATCAAACTTAAGCAATATACAACTCACTGATACATTAACAGCAAACACCGTAAATGTTAATGCAAGCATTAATGGTAACACTGCTGGGTTTATCGGAAATCTTATCGCCGCCAACCTTACTAGTAATACCACATTGACAGTTATCGGCAATGCAAATGTTGGCAATATCGGCGCTACCGGCGCAACATTAACCGGATCCGCATCTGTCACTGGTAACGTAACTGTCGGTAATATATATGCCAATTCGGGAACAATCGGGGCCACAACTGCTAACTTCTCCGGCAATCTCACGTCAGCTAATGCGAATTTAGGAAATCTCGCACGTGCAAACTTTGTAACCGGTACTCTTACTACAAATGCACAACCAAACATTACTTCAGTTGGTACATTAGCATCACTAAGTGTAACTGGTAACGCTAACGTTGGTAATTTAGGTACTGCACGAGTGATCGCAACAGGAAACATCTCGGGTACTCAACTCATCT